TTAAAAAATTCAATCAACTCAAGGAAGCTAACGCAAAGAAATTATTTAGAAATAAAAATCTAAATAAATTCTTGACGCATTATATATGTAGCTTTCATGAAGACCCAACAACAAAAAATTATTAATGGCTAAGAATACAAAGTTTGATTTAGATTTAGAGTATGGACAGATAAGAGAAAAGAGAATAGAGAACTTACTTAAAGGTGGTAAGATAGAAATTAAAACAGAAAGAAGCTGGTGGAGAAAGACTGGCAACATTGCCATTGAGTATGAGTACAGAGATAAACCAAGTGGTATCTTTAAAACAGAATCTAAATGGTGGTTTCATGTACTAGAATTAGATAACAATGAGCATTGTATGTTAGTCTTTAGAGTATCAAGATTAAAAAAAATAGTAAACAAATATAAGAAGACACATACAAAACAGATAGGAGATTACAGAGCAAGTAAGTGTGTTGTAATTCCTATTAAAGAATTATTTACAGAAGGGTGTTATAAAATATAGTTATGGGAATGATGGATGGTGGTATAAACTTTAGAGATATATGCCATAAGTGTAATAGTAATGAGAATGGTGGTACTATGAAGAGACATAAGGATGATAGAAATAAAAAGATTTGTACTCAATGTTTAAATAAATTAGATGATGAAGGTAACAGAGATGAGTTTAATAAATATGTTTATGCTTCTCAATTAAGAAAAGGATTATTCAATGCTTAGAAATTTAACTTTGGTATTAATGTTATTAACTATTACAGTAATACTATTAAGTGCGTGTTCAACTAATAATAAATCTAACAATCTTCCTATGAGTATTGTTAAAAAAGTATTAGTAGGTTTGGATTAATGAAAAAGGTTTGTTTGATATTTAAAAATTTAATGTTGTTCTTAATATTATTAACTCTTATATTAATTTTAAATAAGATGCCTACACAATTTCCTATATCTTCAGTAAGTGAAACACTATCAGGAGAAACTGTTCAGACATACCCAATTGAAATAGAATATTTAAGTTCATTATCAGGAGAAACTGTTCAGACATACCCAATTGAAATAGAATATTTAAATTAAATGAATAAGAATGAAGATATAAAAGATGCAATAAGATTATATAAAGAGCAAGAGATATGGAAACATATGACAACAAAAGAGTTGGCTGATTATTTAATTCCATGTGTTGCTTTAAATCAGTATCATATATTTAGATATGAAACTACTGGTGTTGCTTATGCTATAACTAACTGGGCATTTTTAAGTGATGAAGTACAAGAAAGATTTAAAAAGACAGGGAGATTAGAAAGATTTGATTGGGATAGTGGTAAGAATGTATGGCATATTGATACCCTTAATAATCATAAGGGTAAGATAAATGATATATACAAGTGGACTGCTTTTAATTTTTTAAAAACTTTACCTGAAGATACAGATGTTAATTGGATAAGATTAACTAAATCAGGTAATGCAATTAAAAGAATAAATAAAATGAAAATAAAAGATGGGGTGCGAAAATTTTCTAATGAGTGAAAAAGAATTACTAAGAGAATATAAAAATTCTATTGCATTATTAACACAAGAAAAAAATGATGCAGTAAAACTGGCTTCGGAAAAAGATGCTAGAATAAAACAATTACTTATTCAAGTTGAGAACTGTAATGGTGATACTCAAATTATGGGTAAGAAAATTGCTGAACTAGAATCTAAATTAAAGAAGAAACAAAAAATCAAAAGAGTAATAGATGAAAAGATAACAGAAATCCTTGAAAACACTAGCGATTCTGACGAAAAAAAAGATAGTTCAAGTGTTGACAAGGAGGGGTCTGATATGTTAAAAGATGTCTATGAAAAATGATAAATTTAAATTTAACAATAACAATAAAGGAATAAACATATGGCGATAATTGAAGGCACAGCATACTGGGCTTCTCTGACACGACCAAACGAAAAGTTTGAACCTATGTGGAGGATTGATTTAGCAGTTGATTCAAAATCTGCAGAGGACTTTAAAGGTCAAGGGATTTCAGTAGCAGAAACAACTGTTGATGAAAAAAAAATACCTAATATAATTAGGTTTAAAAGAAAAGTAAGTAAAGCTAATGGAGATAAGAATACTCAACCACAATTAGTGGATGCAGATAAGAAACCATTAGAAAAAATAGTCGGTAATGGAAGTAGAGTTAAGGTAATGTATAAACCTTATGAGTGGAACTTCAAAGGTAAGAAGGGAATAGGGTTAGACCTACAAGCTGTCCAAGTACTAGACTTAATAGAGTACACACCAAGAGAAGACTTTGATGTTGAATCTGGAAATACTTCTAATGGAAGTGTTGACAACATTAAAGAATTTTAGTATAGTCACGCAGTCATAAAAGTTATGGCTGTCATTTTTCTACTCCTAGGACTGTCGGCTTGTAGTTGGTCGGCAGTCCTTTTTTATTTGAAAGGAATTTAATTTAATGAGGGTGCATATGAATGAAGAAAATAAAAATGGATTTGTAAAATATCATTTACCATGTCCATTATGTAATAGTAGTGATGCAGTATCTGTTAATGCAGACAACTCTGCTTATTGTTTTTCATGTCAAGAATATATAAGAGAATATAACATGGAACAAGAACCTACTATTGTAAGTAAAGAATCAAAACCAATAACAAATCAATCAGACTTTGCAGAAATTGTTGATAGAAATATCAAGATAGATACTTGTAAAAAGTATAGTGTATCTGTTAAGATGGATAGCATGGGTAATATAACTAATCATTATTATCCTTATCATGACAAGCAAGGTGCAAAGATAGGAACTAAAACTAGGTTTACTAAATTAAAAGAGTTTAGTATTCAAGGTAATACAAAACATTCTGGTTTGTTTGGTGAACATTTATTTAATAAAAATAAATATATAATTATAACTGAAGGAGAATTAGATTGTCTATCAGCTTATCAAATGTTTAAGACAGATAAGTATGAGACACCAGTTGTTAGTATTAAAAATGGAATTACTTCTGCAGTTAAAGATATAAAGAATAGTTTAGATTGGTTAGAAAATAATTTTGATAATGTTGTAATTAATTTTGATAATGATGAACAAGGAATTGATGGAGCATTAAAGGTAGCTGAACTCTTTAGCCCAGGGAAATGTAAGATTATGCATTTACCAAAAGAATTTAAAGATGCTTCAGATTGTTTAACTAAAAATAAAATACAATCATATGTAAAATCTTTTTGGGAAGCAAAAGTATTTGCACCAGATGGAATTATAAATGCTAATATTTTATTTGATGAGATTGCTAAACCAACAATACAATCCTTTGTTCAATATCCATTTGAAGGAATTAATAAAATAACATATGGTATAAGACCATCCGAGTTAGTTACATTTACTGCTGGTAGTGGACTAGGTAAAACACAAGTGATGAGAGAGATAGTACATCACATGATTAAATCTACTAAAGATAATATTGGTTTGTTAATGTTAGAAGAAACACCAGTAATAACTTCAAAAGGTTTAATGAGTATTGAAGCAAATCAAAGATTACATTTACCTGATGTTCATGTAGCTAAAGAAGAATTAAAAACTTATTTTGATAAGACAGTAGGTACTGGTAGAGTATATATGTTTGACCATTTTGGTTCTAACTCAATTGATAATATAGTTTCAAGAGTTAGATTCTTAGCTAAAGGTTTAGATTGTAAGTATATTATTATAGACCATGTTAGTATTATTGTATCAGACCAAAGTCACGGTGATGAGAGAAGAGCATTAGATGAAATCATGACTAGATTAAGAACTCTTGTTCAAGAGACTGGTGTTGCTATGATGGTTGTGTCTCATTTGAGAAGACCAGATGGCAAAGGACATGAAGAGGGAGCAGCAACATCACTATCACAATTAAGAGGGTCAGCTAGTATAGGACAACTTAGTGATATGGTAATTGGATTAGAGAGAGATGCACAAAATGATGACCCAGATATTAGGAATACAACGAGGGTCAGAGTATTAAAGAATAGATTTTCAGGACTGACTGGACCTTGTTGTAATTTACAGTATAATACTGATACTGGTAGATTAATTGAGGTACAATCAGATGACTTTTAATAAAGTAATATTTGATATTGAAACAACTTTAACTGCAGATAAAATCTGGTGTATAGTTTGTAAAGATGGAGATACATTTTATCAATTCAAAGAAAATAATTTACATAGGTTTGAAGAGTTTATAAAACAAACTAAAGAAGTTATAGGTCATAACATAATTGGATTTGATATACCAGTACTGAATAGATTTTTTGGCTACGACTTATTTAAAAATTGTAAGATAACAGACACACTTGTTCTATCTAGATTATTAAATCCTATGATAGATGGTGGACATTCATTAAAGAATTGGGGAATTAAACTTGGACATAACAAGATTGAGTTTGAACAATTTGATTTCTTTAGTGAAGATATGTTAAAGTATTGTAGGAATGATGTTGATTTAACACAAAGGTTATATAAATTTCTTTCTACAAGAATAAAAGATTTTGGTTATTCAATTGAGTTGGAACATGAAGTTGCTAAGATAATTCAAAGACAACATGAAAGAGGATTTAAGATTGATGTTGTTAATGCTTATGGATTACAAGCTAAGTTTCAAGAAGACATGAATGAAGTACAAAATAAAGTTAGGGCAACATTTCCTCCATTAAAAATTGAAGAAGTTTTTGTACCTAAATCAAATAACAAAGCAAGAGGATATGTTAAGGGAGTTCCTTTTACTAAAGTTAAGTATAAAGAATTTAATTTAGGTTCACGACAACAAATAGGTGATAGACTAATGAAGCTTGGTTGGAAACCTAA